ACCATCAACGGTTTAATCCGGTCCGGCGGCTTGACGGTCGGCTCGGCTCGCCACGCAATGGCTAGCATTCGCATTGCGTCTGCCGGATGCGAGCACCAATCATGCCGCGGCGTTTGCCTAAATGCTTTCTTGTCCTCGTCGTATTCGCGCTGATACTGGCGCAGCGCCTCGATGCCCTCGCTACACCGGTCCTCGTCGAACCAGGTATACGGCAGCATCATCCTGACCGCCTGGATGCCGTCCTGCTTGCTCAGATCCGGCACGATGGCCATGTTGTTGATGCCGAGATGTTCGGCCAGCTGCTCGATCACGCTCTTGCCGCTTGCGGCCAGCGTCTTGGCGCGGGCGTCGTGCGGCAGGTAGTGCTTGCCGTACTTGTATGGTTTGCCGGTAACCACCGCGGCCAGTTCGGCGATATTGGCGCCGCTGACGGCATAGTAGTCGATGACGTGGATCTCGCCGCGGATGACCTGATAGAACCAGATCGCGGTGTCGTCACGATAGCCGAGATCCCATGCAGTGTGCACAGGCACCTCGGGCTGGTAGTCCACCAGGCATATGCGGCCGGTGTCGGTCGCCTCACGCATCTCGACGCCGTAGAACGCGCCGAGGATCGCGGCTTCAAATGAGCACTCGTATTCCTGGTCAAACTGGTCTTTGCTTAGTTGCGATCGGGCAGCATCCAGCTCGGTGGCAGGCAGCAATCCCGATTTGCTGGCCGGCAGCTCAAGCAGGAACCAGTCATCTTTCTGCTTTGCGGCGGTTTGGCGTATGTGATAAAACTGATTTTTGCCCTTCGGCGTGCCGCCAAACACGCACCAGCCCTGCTTGTCACTGAGCGCCGGCCGGACCACGTTACCCCATACGCTCGGCTTAAAGTCGCCGAATTCATCCAAGTAAACGCCAGAGAAACCCAGCCCGCGCATCGCATCTGCGTTGTCAGCGCCGAATAGTCGGATCTTGCTGTTATTCAGCAGCGTGACCGTTAATTCTGCTTCGTTGGCATCCTTGCTGATCGGCCGGCTGTAGTGCTTGAGATAATCCCAAACCACCGATTTAGCTTGGCTGCGATACGGCGCCACGTAACCATAAAGCGGCATCGAGTCCTTGCTGGTGAAAGCAGCGCGAATCATGTCGTTGATAGCGGCAACGGTCTTACCTGCTCGCCGGTGCGCGACCAGGCAGGCCCAGCGATGCGTTCGGTTGTGGAAAGGCATAAACGCCCGTCTGGGCGCGTATGGGATCTCGACTTTAACGATATTCACTCGGCCAGCCGCCAAGTGGCTTCGACGACCTGCGGCCCGCCATCAGGCCCGCTGACCTCTGCGCGTGACAGTTTGGGCACATGGTATTCAAGCAGATCTGAAAAGCATTTAAAAGCCGCCTGCGGCCCGTCCTGCACTGCGATCTGATCCAGCCACTCTTGCAGCCGGTCGGCGTTGCCGTCGACAAAACGAGCAATCGCTTCTTTGGCGACTATGGTTGCTTTGTTCTGCAACCCTTTAGGCCGGCCCGCCCCTGGCCTTTTGTCGCCTTTTTTAAATTGTCCTGCGTTAGCCATTTTTCTTTTCGGGCATCCGCTTCATCGCCTCGGCCAGTCGCTTGCCCTTGTCAGCCTGGTTAAAGTCTTTGGCCACAGAAACCGGCACGCCGACCTTCTTGGCAAACTTCGGATCATGCGCGGCCGCGGCCATCATGCGGGCTTGAGCTGGTGAGCCGGAAGGCATATCAATCAAACTTATAATTTAATCCGACCCCAAACTGCGGATCGAATTTGTTGATCTTGAAGTCGCCTTGCGGTGTCGGCACCTTACCCGTCGCACCACCACCGCCAAACCACGGCGATACCGTCAACCGATCAGAAACTGGAATATCAAGCGTTGCCCGGCCGCCGCCACTTAGCAGACTGGCGCCGCGAGAATTGTCATATCCACCGCCGCCTTGAATTCGCATTTTCATTGCGCGATCTTGATTTTCTGATGCCATCAATGCGGCCACCAGTTTCTCAATGTCGGCCATTATTTCAGCACCTTCAGCTTGTAGATCGTTGAGTCAATCAGCTCGCACGCCTCGTCAATAATGTTTTGCAGTTGCGTTTCGTCCGGTAACACCTTGCGGATCGAGTCCACAAAATCTTTAATCTGTTCCAGATATTTCAGCGGCAATTTGGCAATATGAAAATCGGCCGGATACGTTTCGATCACTGAATAACAACCCTGAAACGCCTCGGCCCAGCGATCAACGATGTCGATGATGCCTTCGTAGTATTTCTGAAGCGCCTTGTGCTCGCTGTAACTTTTTGTCTGCAAGTGCATGAAATGAGCGTTCGTGCCGCTATGAAACAGCACAGACACAAACAGCGCGGCGTTCTTCTGATAGTCCACAAGCGCCCTTTCAGATAGGCAACGGCGACCGCCGGGTGAGCGCCCGCATCGCTCAAGTCGCCGTTTAGCGGGTAGGGATGCGCTTCACGGAGGAGATCAGCGCCCAGCCAGTTTAGTGCACAATAATTTCGCGTGCAAGTCAAAAATTCAGGATAAATCGACAATTCGCTGCACGTAGCGCCCTTTTACGTTCTTGCGCCAACCGTGAACCTCGACTCGCACCCCCGCCTCGCGCACCCGGCCGATGGTTTCCGAGTCCGTAACCTTTTTAACCCTGTTGGCCACGCCCTCGCTGGTGACCTGAACCGCGAGCACCTCCCCGCGCCGGATGGCAAGCAGATCGGCCCAGCCCCACAAGTCTTTACGCGTTCGGGTAAACGAATTCCATTTTTCGACGACTTCGACCAGATAACCGAGTTCGCGGAGAGCTGCCAGGCTGCGTTGGGTTGGTGTCATTTTCTGCCTTTATCATAAGAAAATACTTCTCTCGGTTCCCAGTTCCCGTCGGTTCCCGAACCGAGAACCAGTAACGGGGGTGGGGTGTGTTGTGTGAAACACACACCCCCCTGTTCTACTGCCGGTTCCCAGTTCCCTATGCTTAAGGGGGAACCGGCAGTTTTGGAACCAGCAACGGCCATCAAAATGCCCCTTTTACAGAGGCTTTTCCGGCCTCAGTCAGATCAATAACCGAGCTGCTGCCGGTTCCCAATGGCACGAGCAACCCGTCGTTTTGCCAGCCGTTGATCATTTCCAAAAATTCCTGCTTTTTGCCCTTCAGGACCGCAAACAACCCATTCCGAGACTGCGGCCCTTTGTCCTTGATGATCCTGGCCACTTGCTTGAATTTCTCCATATTCCGCTGCGCCGGTGTCTTTTTCGACGTTTCCAGCGTCGTGAACCGATACCCATCACGCATGATGTAAACCGGATCAATGGTGCGGCGTAACAGACTGCCCCGGGTGTCGACCAGTTCAAGCACTACCGATCCGTGATCAAGTGCAAAATCGTCCAGAACCGAGAAATTAAGCATTTTCCGCGCATCCTCGGTTTTCACGGTGCTTAGATTCAGCACAAAACGCAGATTGTCGGCCAGCGCCCCGCTGCCGGCGCCGCTGTATTGGTCGACCACGCCCTCGCGGGCGCCATGCTTGGTGCCGTGATGGTTGACGATCGCTGCACACCCGCAGGCGTCTGCCACGCTGGTGATGGCTTTTGTGGCCACGGTGACGAGCTGGTCGTCGTTGGTCGTGCCGCCGGCAAACTGCCGCAGGGTATCGAGCGCCACGCAACGCAGGTTTGGAATTTCCGATAATCCCTCAATTAATGCCTGGTCCAAGCCGGTCGACATAAAACTCTGGCCATCCTTTTGGGCAAATTTAATGCTCATTTTCATGGACCGCAGGGAAATCAACCGCACGTTTGCCCGGATGATCTCAACCTGCACTGCCGTAAATGCCTTTTCTCGCAGGATCATGGCAAAGCAGGCGTCGAGATCCTCCTGCGCGTCGTCCAAACTGAGCAAAACAAAGGCGCCCTGTGTAACCGCCATGCCAAACCAGGCGCCGCCGAGTGCCGTTTCGATACCCAGCAGCATCAGAATAGACGTTTTGCCGGTGCCGCCCTGCGAAACCAGACTGCCTGCCAGATGGGATTGAATTAATCCCTCAACGTAATATTTAATCTCGCGGATCTCGGTAACCTGCGCCGCATCTGCCGGTTTCCATGATTTCAGCCGCTCAATGATCTCTGATTTGCCCTTTCCGGCTGGCGTAGACGCGTCAGGATCGTTTATTTGATTCTCTTTGAGCTTCTCCACCGCCGTCGTCACCGAACGCGGTATATCGTCGTATCGTGCCTTCCAGCGTTCATCCTTTGCCACTAGTGACGATTCCATCAACCCGCGCAGCGTGCTCACCACGGTGCCGGGGTGTGTGCCGCAGGCAACCAGGCTAAACGCCATCTCGTTGATCGATTCGTGCAGCCGTTCGCCCCGCACGATATTGCTGGCCGTCAGGCGCAACAGATCGGCCTGGCCATCGTAGATTGAACTTTTGCTGTCGGCCGGTGCCGCCTCTTTGATCTTCCGCAGCTCGTCCACGTCAATCCCGAATACTGCCGCGGCATCGGCCAGAGAGAGCACGCAGTCGGCATTCCAGACCGCGAGCTGGTGATCCCACGGCCCCGTTTCCCGCGGTTTCTGATTCTGGCCTACCGGCAGGCGAACGTAGCGCACCGAATTGTTACCGCTGGCGTCAGCTCGCAGCAGACCGTTTTCTGCCATGCGCGTGACGATCGAGTCGACCAGGCTGCGATTCTTGGCGTCGGGATCATCCTTGTCGATGAAGATCCCGATCTGCGCTTTGCCGGGTGACGTGTTGAGCACATATGACACGGTGCCTTTTATGTCGTCAATCAGCGCATCGTCGGCGACCAGGACAAGGATCTGCTCAAAGTTCGCCTTCCGGCGCCGCACTTCCCCGTCTGCGGTCGGCGAGAGTGCCGCCACCGAAAAGTAGGAATTGACCGTGACCATCGAGTCAACCAGCGCGTGCTTGTCCGGCCTGTAAGGGCGCCCGAACCAATTGCCGCTGTCCGTCAGATCAGGATTGCCGTAGAACGAAGTAACCCATAACGAGGATTTATCGGGAATACCGGCATAAAGCAGTTGCAGGAATTCGCTGTTCTTGACGCTGGCTTTTGCCGCGCCTTTCTCTGTGTCTGTCATGATCATAGGATGACGCGCATGGAATGCCAACCGATATACGTGGTGCCTTTGTATTGCTGAATAGACAGCACTGGCTCGGCCGGACACTGCTCACAGTAAAACTTGATCTGCAACCAATTACCACCGTTTGGATCGTCATCCTGTGGCTCAAGAGGTGGTTCTTGATGCAAATTATTGCAGTTGCAGTTTGGGCAAAGCAACGAGCTGCCAAGTGAGTCGACTTCATTTTCTGTTTTAATAAAGGTTGCCATTTGCGTTCCCTTTTAGAATTCCTGCGTCCGATAATAAACCGGCCCCGCAATAACGCCGGATCCACTAGTTGATTTGCGCTTATACGTCTTGCGGCAGTCTTTGCAAACAAAAGACTGCCCAGCGGCCCGTTCGACCGTCTGAAAGTTCTTGCAGCCGCAGGATGGGCAAGTCATGTCCGGCGGCCTGATGGCGTTTTTGACGTTCATCGCGTAATCCTCGTCTGGTATTCGCACCACGATCTGACCGTCCACATGGACACGTCATAAAACGCCCCCAGCACTGCATAAGAGCGCCCAAAATGCTCGCGCTGATAGCGGCATTCCCGCACGATCTTGAACGGTATTTTCGCCCTGTGGTGCATCATTTCCCCGCCTTCCGGCGCCACCGACCAGGATAAAGCGCCGGATCTACCCGCAGGCGCCCGTTCGTCAATATCTGCAATTTGTAGGCAGCGCCCTCTGGCACCGCGTCGCCCCATTTGGCCACCGCCTGGGTGCTAATCCCCAGCCGTTCGGCCAGTGCTCGGCGCCCGTCGAAGTATGTAACCGCGTCACTCGTTCGCATCGAATTTGAACCCCTGTAAAAAAGTTGCAGAAAGTTGTTGACAACCTATTTCTGCCCGATTATATTGTGAGCCATGCAGTAACGCAACAGAAGAAACCAACCGACCGACCAACTAAAAGGAAACAAAATGAAAACTCTCTCACAGCAAGACCGCAATGATCAAATGTATGGCGTAACAGACATTGATGCTTATGTCGAAAACATAGCCGAAACGATTAGCTATCAAGCCAACGGCGTTAGCATAATCATCGCTGGCCTCATGTCAGATGCTCAAGAAGAATTGCAAAACGGCGACAACGAAGGCGCCCGCAAAACTCTCAACATCGCAAAAAATATTTTGTTCCGCGCTGCCGATGGAGACTTGACTTTCTCCCGCGGCAAACGCTAACCGACCGCGCCCCTTCGGGGGCGCACCCAACCTATCAACCAAAAGGGAATGAAAATGAGCGCAAATGAAAAATTTATAAGCTGCACCGTTGAAAGCGGCGAACTCTACCGGGTTTGCGAAAAAACGGGTGAAACTCGTCAGGTTGAGGTTGCTGACATGTTTGGTGGTGCTGGCGTTCGCAAAGACGCGCAGGTTAAGGTATGGGAGATGCTGCACCCCGATGATCCCGCACATGAGAGGTTAGGTTCGCCGTACGGCGCAACTGAACGCCCCGTTGGGGTGGGCCGTTTTCTTGGTCTTGAGTGGGTTACAACATGACCGCCGAACCCTGCCTCTGTGGTGCCGACGACTGCAAGCGTTGCTTTCCATTCAATCGTCAAGCCTGCGAAATCACAGACGACGACCGCGCAGACGCCCTCGATGCTATTGTCGAGGAAGTGCTGGATTACGGCAGTTTTCCAAAACACGGCAAAGCACAAATTGATCTCTACGAGTTTGTCGCCGACAACCTCGACAACAGTTACGCCTTCGAGCTGGTGGTTGCCGCACTCAGCACCAATAAACAAGCACTTGAAATTCGCATTGAGCGCCTGCACGACATGGTGGAAGCCATGCTCAAAAAAGACATTGCCGACACAGACATGCTTGAAGAAATGGCGCAGGAATTGGCCGACGATCGGGGGCAAATATGAAAATTATTCTTGATTGTTTACTCGGTTTAGCAATGTTTGCCGCAACTTGGCTTTTTGTTGTTTTAGTTTTTTCATTCTAACGGAGGAATCATGGCAATTAACCTGCAATCAGTAAGCCGCAACACCAGCATCCAGCCGCCCCGCATCATGGTTTACGGCCCTCACGGATTGGGCAAGACAACCTTCGGCGCCAGCGCACCGAACCCGATCTTCATTTTGACCGAGGACGGCCTCGGGCGCCTTGAAGCGGATCATTTCCCGCTGGCGACCAAGTTTTCAGATGTTCAGGATGCCCTGAAAGCATTACAGGGCGAGCACGACTTCCAGACTGTCGTAATCGACAGCCTGGACTGGCTGGATAACCTGATTTGGGAACAGATCAATAGCCAGTATGAAGCGAAAGATCTGGCCTACGGCAAGGGCGCCGTGATCGCCGCGGATCTCTGGCGCAAAGTGTTAGACGATCTGACTGCCCTGCGTAGCAAAGGCATGGCCAGCATCCTGCTTGCGCACTGTGAGATCAAGCGTTTCGACAGCCCCGAGGTCGAACCATACGAGCGTTATCAACCCAAGCTGCAGGCCCGCAGCAGCGCACTGGTGCAGGAATGGTGCGACGTGGTGGGCTTTGCAAACTACAAGACGATCGTCAAATCGTCAGATGTGGGCTTCAATAACAAAGTGAGCCGCGGGATCTCGACTGGCGAACGCCTGCTCTACACCAGCGAGAAACCCGCATATCTCGCTAAGAATCGTTACTCGTTACCCGATTCACTGCCGTTGGACTGGTCAGCACTGGCAGACGCAATGACGACCACAACCGAAACAATCAAACCATCAAAAGGAAAATAATCATGGCCTCACTTAATTTCAACGCCGCAGCTGTAGAACCGCAACAGAGTTTCGACGCCCTCCCCGCCGGCCGCTACGAAGTGATCATCACGGATTCAGAGATGAAAGACACCAAAGCTGGCACCGGCGAGTATTTGATGTTGACGATGGAAGTGATCGGCGACACCAAGCATTCCGGCCGGAAACTCTGGACCAGACTGAACCTGGTCAACCCCAACGCAACCGCGGTGAGCATTGCCGAGCGCGAGCTGTCGGCCATCTGTCACTGTGTCGGCATCATGGAACCCGGCGACAGCGAGGAACTGCACAATATCCCGCTGACCGTGGATGTGGTGCAGGAAATGAACCCGCAAAGTGGCCAGATGACCAACCGCATCAAGGGGTATAGCCAGGCTAACGGCGCACCGGCGCCTAAAGCTAAACCGGCAGCAGCTAAACCGGCAGCACCCGCAGGCTTTGCCACTGGCAAGGTAGCACCAGCCGCACCGTGGGCAGCTCGCAAGTAAGTTAACCCGCTGGGGCGGCAACGCCCCGGCGTTACGGAGGAATCATGAAAACTTATTCAGTTGATATTGTGAAATTACCCGCTGATATAAACCCTAAACGATTAGCTGAAGCAATAATTGATGATGAAACTGGTGAAGCAGCATTTATTGTTGGAGAGAACGGCAGGGATTTTGCTTTACGTTTAGTTGAGTTTGCAAATCGTATGGAAAGATTGAAAAATAAATAATTTTGGAGGAATTATGGAACTGCCAGAACCGCAAAACAGCACCAGAACCGCGATATTTCGGCACTACGAAACCAGCGCCGACAGGCAGGGGCGCCCGCATCTTGGCGCAAGCGAGATCGGCCACGAGTGCGACAGATACCTGTGGCTTAGTTTCCGTTGGGCGAAACCGGCAAACTTCGACGGCCGGATGCTGCGCCTGTTTGACAGCGGGAACCATCAGGAACCGCGTCTGATCGCGGATCTGCGTGCCATAGGTGTTGAGGTGTGGGATAAAGACGCAGACGGCAACCAGTGGCGCTACAAGGCCGTTGGCGGCCACTTTGCAGGCAGTCTTGACGGTGTTGGCCTAGGCTTGCCGGAAGCGCCCAAAACGCCACATTTGCTTGAATTCAAGACCGCAAACGCCAAGAGCTTTGCCGCGATGACCAAAAAAGGCGTAAAGGAAGCCAAGCCGCAACACTGGTGGCAGATGCAAGTATACATGGGCTGGGCAAAGCTCACTCGCGCCATGTATATCATGGTCAATAAGGATACTGATGACATCCACAGTGAGCGCATCGAATTCGACAAGGATGCCTTCAACCAGGCCATCCAACGCGCCGAGCGCATCATCACAAGCCCAGAACCCGCCGTCACGCTGGCCGACGATGCGACCAACATGACATGCAAATTCTGCCGGTTCAAGGATCAATGCTACGGCACAGAAGCACCCGCGGTGAGTTGCCGAACCTGCGCCCACAGCACCCCTGAAATTGACGGAGACGGCCGCTGGTCGTGCGCCCAGGCTAAACCTGACATGGACGTATCAGCGCAACGTGCCGGATGCGGAGAGCACCGCCACATTCCGACGCTGCTCGGCCGGTTTGCGGAATTGATGGATGCGACCAGCAATAATTTGCTGACTTACAAAAACAAGCTGACCGGCGCCGAGTTTGCCCAGCCGATTTATACCAGTTTGGATATAACTAACTTGGCCGACAAGTCACTGCTGGGAGACTTTGCTCTGACTGCTATCAAAACCGAGTTTGACTGCGACATTACGCCAGCCGCGCCGGTTGACCACTTTGCGGATCTGGTCGACGATCTGCCGTGGGAAAAAGCCGACAAACCGAAACGTGCCAAAAAAGAGTCAAAATGAGAATTCAGACGGCAGTCATATCAACCAAAGAATTACAAGATGCTTTGCGGCTCTATTGCTCTGACAAGGCTGGCATTCCTGACACCGTTATCATCAAGAGCTACGCCAAAGAAATTGTCGTGAGCCTAGACCCCGGCGGTATGGTCGCCGCGGATGAATTTAATCATGCTGCGACAGGGGAATAAAATGTCAAAAATATTATGGGTTGTCGAAGTTTCTTACGGTGGCTGCTGGCATCCGACAAATGGTTATGGTTTCAGCCGCGAGGATGGCCGCAGAGCCTTGCAAATCTGGCGCATTAATGGATCTCGGAATAAATACCGACTGGTTCAATACGGGAGGATTGAAAAATGAAAACAAATTCACCAGAGGAGCAGGACGGCGACAATTGCCCTTTGTGCGGAAATGACACTCTCGACATGGGTTACGGTCTAGCTGGCGGCGGGATTGGTGTTTATTATTTCTGCAAAAATAATGAATGTAATTATTTTCATAAAACGCAAGACACGGAGGAAAAATGAGCACAAACGCCTTTGACCAGGAAGAACGTCAATTTTCACAGGATCTGGACCGCTGGGAAACTGCCCGAGAGCAGCGCCAGAAACGC